AACACCCTGAGTTGCCTCATTAGCTAATACTGATAAAAACGTATTTTTAATTGCCTGACCTAAAGCTGCAATTGCCTGACCTAATGAATCAAATGAAAACTTACCTTGCATTAAAATATCATCAAAGAAAGTTTTAAATGAGCTTCCAATCTGAGGCAATATTTCGCTTTGTAAAATAACTTTAAATTTTTTAAATGGACTTAATAAGGACTGAACATTAGCTTGATCTTGCTTTTCAAATAATTTAGCAAAAGGATTTGTTTCTTCTATTAATGCATCAAGTCCTGCAAATTCCTTTTCAATAGCTAACTTTTCAGCTTCAATGTTTCTTGTAAAACCATCTATAACTAGTTTACCTGCAAATGCTTGAGCTTGTACTCTTATTTCAGCCTGAGTTTTAGCTGATTCTTTTGCTAATTTTGCAGCCTCAGCAGCAGCCTTTTTTTCCGCAGCTAAATTTATTTTTGCAGGTGTGCTCTTTTTTAATTCATTTTCAAAAGCAGTCCTGCCCTCTTTTAAGGCTTTTATTCCTTCTTCATAAGTTGTTTTTATCCCTACTAATCCTTGCGGAGCAAACATTTTAAAATCAGCAATCATAGCATTGCCTTGTTTTTGCAGAGTTGCTATTGCAGTACCAAAATCAGAAGTGCTTTTTGCACCTGCTAATGCTCCGCTTACAAATTTAGTAACCTCAGTATCAGCTTGTTTAATAGCATAAATAGCTTTTTCTGTAGATGTTGAACCTTTTTCTGCAAAAGGATTTATTGCTCTATTTAATTTTTCGCCCCAATCTGATTCAAGTTTAAATTTTGATACTGTATTTAAGGATTTATTAAAATCTGTAACTTTATTAATTGCTTGACTTATTAAATCAATAGCGCTAGTAAACACTCCAGAAGTATTGCTTCCAACTGATACAAGCATTTGATCCCAACTATCCCCTAAGTTTGAAATCTTACCTGTTAATGTTTCAGATATAACTGCCATAGATCCAGATACACCCTCAGCATTACCTAAAGATAAAACATAACCTCTAATAGCCTCAGATGATTTATCTACTATGGTTTGAACTCCTTTAAAAGTAAAAATTACTTTATCACCAGAAGCCTGTGCTCTAACTCCAAACTCTTTTAGTCTTTCAAATTCACCAGTTTGTGCATCTAATATTGCCTCTGCTAATTGATTAAATGATTTACCTGTGCTTGATGCCAAATCTCCTAGACTTCGCATTTCATCTCCCGTAGGTTTAAATCCTTGATTAGCTAACTTGATAAAGGAATCAGTTAATTCATTTACGCTAAATGGAGTTTTAGCTGCAAAATCTGAAATTTCTTTCAATTTTAATTTTGCTAAAGCATTAGAGCCTAAAGTATTACCTAGAACTGCACCAAACTTTTCAAACTCAGCCGTTACTGCTAATACCTCTTTCCCAAAACTTACAAAAGCACCTACACTAAAAGCACCTGCAAAAGCAAGTCCTACGCTTTTAAATGTACTACTAGCAGTAGATGAAAAACTTTTTAAATCTGTTTCAGCAGTATTAGTAAATCCTTTTAATTTTTTTTGAGCACCTTTTAAATCATCATCTAATTTGCCTAAAGGTGCGCCAATAGGTATCTCAATTCCTTGCATCTTGTAAGTATTTAAGCATCGCCTTATTCATTTGATCTTTGATTATGTCCATGTCTGCTATCTCATCATTTTCGTAGATAAATGACATAAACTTTTTAAAACTGGGCATTCCTTTATTTACGTGAACTCTCATTCCGTTCCACGTAGACCATCCAATCCGCTCCCAGTCTTTTTTTTCTTTATTAAAAAAGCCTTGACATTTCAATATATATTGATTCCATGTCAAGGCGTAAAACTCATCGGGCATCATTCCCATCTCACCAAAAGCAAATGTCAGCACATCTTTATTCCAATTTAACTTTCCGCTTTGCTTTTTTTTTGTTCTGTTACCTCTGTATTTAACCCTAGCACTCTAAAGACTTCTTTAGATATAGTTAATATAAACTCACCACCTGAGCCTCCAGAATTATCAATCCAATCATGTACATCAAACTCCGTAAAGTCTAATATCTCGCCTTTTTTTAATAAAGGATAAGCCGCAGCATGATAGATAAATATTCTCAAGAACGGCAGTAATTGTTTACCTAACAAATCCGATAAATCAGTTACCGATGCATCAAAGTGAGTTAGCGTTTGCTCTAGTGCATAATTGCCAAAGAACATCTGCCTATCAACTTCACCTATTTTGTACGTTAAATGTCCCTCCATTTAGTAACCCGGATAAGGATCAACCTCAGTAATATCGCCATCACCTAACAAAGTACCAGTGAAGGTAATAAACTCGCCTTCTGCACCTGTGATTTCTAATGCGCTAAAATAAGCAGCTCCAAATTGAGCGGCAAAGTTTGGATCTTCTGCACCATTAGCAAGTAATAAAGCTACCTGATACTCAGTCAAAGTCTTTGCTCTTGCAATGTTTTTAATTGTGTCCCATGATGCTTTAGCGGTATCGCCACCTGCACCGACTGTATCTGTAAAAACGCCTTCAAAAGGAATTTCATAAGAATAAGTAGTAGGTTTGCGTCTGGTAACTCCAGGATCGCATTTAGTTACTGTCTCAGCAAAATCCCATGATTCGCTGATTCCGTTTGATGTCAAACATGCTACTGGCTTCCATGCGCCACCTGTGCGAATGTAGAGCATGAATAGACTGCCTGAATAAAATGTTTCTGCTGCCATAATTAAGTTCTATTTAATTTGTGTTGAAAAGTTAGTATGTATTGAAATATGTTTTCTGTTTCTGTTTCTAAAGTTACCTCATTTGTCAATAATTGTAAAGTATCTACATTTATAAAGTTACTTAAAGTTAAGTTAGTAGCTTGTATTCTATTTTGTATCTCTTCACCTATAACCATTGAAAAACTTAAATCACCATTTCCGTTTGGGTATCTAGTTACTATCTGCACGTTTATAGTACATAAATACCAATAACCGCACTTTGTTTTTTCCTGCAATCTTGTTTGACTAGATAATATAACGTATTTAGCCGGGACATTATTTAAAGGCGCTGACTTTGAATATACTGGAATAGTTACACCGCCAACTATTAAATTAGCTAGTGTAGTCTTATATGCATTTAGTATCGATAGGTTAGCATCCTTCATTTCTCAAATGTAATTATTTTTTTGCATTATATTTTCTTATCTGAACTTCTAATACTTTTCTTAATTCTTTTGGATATTGTTGAATGCCCTCTAGGTAGCTAGGTATAAAAAAAGGTTTAGCACGATAATTTCTTATTCTTGTTCCTTTAAAAGGCTCTGCTAAATCTGAAAACCCATTTGGTATTTTAACACCCTCCCCAGTTCCAAACTCAACATAAGCCGCATATGGAGCATTTGCAAAAAAGAATGAGCGATTATAACCAACTCTAGCAGTTGTTTTACCTATTGATAATCTTAACTGACCTGTATCTACTACAACTCTTAACTGAGCATTTGTAACCATTTGTTGAGTTGTTTCATTAGTAACAGAAACGGCTGACCTATTAGCATCATGATCAAATGCTGAAATTTGAGATAAAAGTTTAGAAATATCTATTTTAGCTGCCATTAGTATTATCCGTAACAGATGCCAGTATCTCATAAAACCGAAATGTATCATCTACATTCCTAATTGAATGAATAGTGAAAAAATTTAACTCATACAGAATCCTCATGTCCTTTGTAGGTGCAAAGTCTTTTCTATACCGGATTGTAAATCTATAAGACTGGTTTATAACCTGTTCTTGCGCTTGTAACTGTCTATTACCATCGTATGGCTTTATATTTGACCATGTAGCTAATACAGGCACAAACGTAATTACATAATCCTGATAGGCATTTTCAACCGAGCTGAACGTGCCAAATGTAATGCGCTTATTTAATCTGCCGGGATTCATTAGAATAGTGTTATACGCCTGTAAGGCGATAGTAAAAGAGTTGCAATCGTAGGCATTCCAACAACTGGGTTATCCCTATTCTCATAATAAAAAGCTATCATTTCTTTGATTGCCGTTTCTATGTCATCTGGAACCTCAGAACCGCCCTCATAATTCCATCCGTAACCTGCTACAAATGTAACTGTATTGAATCCTGCCGTGCTAGATATAACCTCAGTAAATCCCTGAGTTTCGATTGTTTCAAATGTTAGCGCAACCATGTCAGGATCTACCACAGTTTCAACCGAGATCAAAGGATATTCATATATTTTAACTGCACCAGAAACAGGAGTAATTAAACTCAATTCTCTTTGCCATAATACTTGTAAGGTAAATTCCTCTGCCTGATTAACCGCAGATTTTATTAATGAGGTAATCAATCCATCTTCTATAGTATCGTCTGGATCTATTCTCAAGTATAATTTTGCCTCCGCTAGGCTCACTACGTTTAACTGATTCATTCTGCTTAGGTTTAAAAGGTGCTTTTAGATACTCTTTTTTTTCCATTATAATAGCGCTAAATTACATATTTTATTTAACCAATTTTCAAACTTTGGCAATTCCTTAACAGGATCTAATTCTTTTGCCCTTTGCAAAGGCGTTTTTTTAGTCTCTATAGTATCTATGTTAGTAATAGCATCTATCCAACCCTCTATATTGTTTCTATCAACGAATATGCCTGCATCTGAGACACTATCTCTAAAACCTAGTATATCAGAACAGATAACAGGAATATTGCAACACAGAGCTTCTATTTGAGCCATTCCATAACTCTCGTATTCTGATGGCGCTATTAAAACCTTAGTCATTGCCAGATATTTGCGCACATCATCAATTAAAGGTACATATTTTATATTCCTGACCTTTTCATCTTTGATCTGATGATAGTAACCGCCTTGTACTGCCATAAACTTTGTTTTAGGCATTCGCTTAGCTATCTCTATTAATATCTGACCGCCTTTGTTTTCGTTATGATTTATCAGCGTCACGTATTCTGCCTCTGGTCTATCAGTTGAGTAATCTCTGTAATCTATTGGCGCGTATAAGGTGTAGGTTTCTTGATTATAGTTTAATTCTTGCTTTGTATTCTCGCAGTTATACACAGTATAAACATTCGGTCTAATGTTGACCTGCGGATAGCCTACGTTGTTATGAGCAAAGTTTATAACTTTTTTAGCTTTTAGCCTTTGCTTGTTCATTGCGTAGTAAGTGCCTGACAGTTGACAAAACACTAAATCCGCCCAGTCCCATAAATCATTATGGCAATGCTTGTAATTGTCTTTGGCTTTGTAAACTTCTATGCCATCAAAACTGTAATTCTCTGGGCATCTAGTAACTGCTTTAACCTCATGACCTTTGCTCATTAGATATTTTACAACTCTGTGCAAATAGATTTCTGATCCGGCTCTTTGGTGTGGTAAGTAGATGCCTGGAGTTAATAAGATTTTCATGTTACCGGAATAAATAAATATGGTCTTTGTATTTTTAATGTTTTGCCATCGTAATTATGCAAATCACTTCTATGGTAGTGAATAGCTTGAATTCTTGTAGCAGGATTATAAAGCGCATAACCTGCGCTATGTAACTCATAAGCAATCCGATTATCACAACCCGGTATGCCTAAATAAAAATCGCAGAAATTAACATTTCGCATCTTACCTTTGAACATCCAGACATCCTGACTAAATCTCTCATTGTGTAATTTTAACCCGCCAATCTTATCATCCCACCTACTTAAAGCTATGCATTGCCGTTCATGTAAGTTTAAACCATTTAGAGTATTATTGAAATAAATATCTGTATTGGCAACTATTGAAATATCCTCTCTGCTTGTTACTGTTCTATCAATTAGATTAAAGAAATCTCTGTAAGTAGGTCTCTTAAATGGTATAATTACTAATTTATCAGATTCAGGAATTTCTACTTCGCCATCAACATATAAATAAATTTTATTAATATGCGCATTAGCTATATTCTTATTTAAGCAGTAAATTAATTCCTTTTGCCTAATTGCGCTTTTATCGGTATAAATTGAAGTAAATAAGTTTACCATATATATTTAATTAAACCAATTACTGCTAATAAAATAAAGCTAAAACCTAGCAAAAAAAACGCTCCTGCTATCATGTGAAATAAAAACCTAACTATTTTCATACTGCTTTAATAATAAGTTATAATTTTTATGGTATTTATCTATTGCATGATAGCCTACTGAGCCATACTCAAATTCTGTTTCAACTGCAAACTTATTGCAGGTTGCCTTATCAGGTAACTTATAGCCTAATTCACGCATCTTGTTGGTAAAGTAAATGTCTTCATTACCATCTTTTTCCATGCCTTTATAAGGATGCTTTGAGCATATCTCATACATTAGCTTTGGATTGCGTATGCTTAGACCGCCATTCATGCAACCCGGTATGTTTTTAATCCACGATCCTATAAAGTCCCATTCTAAAAACTCCTCAATGCCATCTTTTAATAATCCAGAATCATGCTGAAATATTAGCACCCTGTCATATCTTGCGCCTTGCCAGAAATTAGGATTAGTTAATATAGAGTTATATACTCTAGGAGTTTTTATGTAATAAATACCACCTGCATAGGGCGGTTGAATGTGTAGCAAATCCCATGACTTTGGTATAAACCTTTTATGTCTTGCAATTGCTTCCTGAGCCACATCTTCTCGGTCATCAATAATTATAGCTGCGTTCATACTAAAACCTTGTTATAATTATGATGACTCTTTAAATAGCTAGGCAATACAGATTTATCAAACTTTACAGGATTCCACAAGTTAAACGCTACGCAATGCACGTCATCAAACTGCTTATTAGGTTTCCATTTATAGAAACAATCATTTAGCCAGTCTTTTCTAACTTCGTGTGCATGACCGAATACATTATACTTGTATCTCATAATAGGCTCTGGCTGACAGGTGCTAAAATGGTAGATTGTTTGCTTAAGGTTTAAATCCTGAGTATGTTCTTTCCTATGCAAATTCTCTAATCGAATCGGTCTGAATCCATCATAACAAGCATAGTCAAAAGACCGCCAAAAATTAACAAAACCATCAATTCCATAAAACCTATCTACGCCCCAATAAGCATACTCAAAAGATGCATCTAACTCATCTGATTTATAAACCTCATCTGAATCTACTGTCAGAACCAGATCATATCCATCAGAGTATTTATACTTGACTGATCTATGCTCATTCTCAGCTCCGTATCTATCGGCTCTGTCCCAGATTAATTTATCTTTTAAAACATCCTGACAAATGCTAAATATATAACCCTCTGAATCTGGACATTGCAATAGCGTTCCATGCCCTTGCGATGGTTGCTTACTGT